CTCACCGCGCATCGGGCGCGGCGCTTGCTTTCCGAACACCTGCGCCACGGAATCAGCGCGTGATTGCGCGTCGGTATATTCGTTCTGCTCCGCCTCGGGGATTTCCTTCGCGGAGTCCTTGATTTCCTTCACTTCGCGTTCCGCCGCGTCCATCCTCTTGCGGAGTTCCGCGGCCTCATCGCGCTCAGACTCCTTGCGGTCTTTTTCAACTTCGGATTCCGCTTCGCCGTCCTTTTTCGCGTCCATTTTAGATGGCGATGGTGCGTTGCCGGGCACGTTCTTTTTTTCTTCTGTTTCCTCGGAATCCTTTTTCGCGAATTTCGCTTCCATCGCGTCCATGCGCGCGTGCATGGAGTCAAGATGCTTCAAGATGCGGTCGAGTTTTTCCCCGCCGTCCGCATCCATGCGCGCGGTCTTTTCCTTTTCTTCCATTTCCTTTTTCTCAATTTCGCCCTCGCCATCCTTCCGCGCTTTGTCGGCGGCGGTCATTTCCGGGGCTGGCATATTTTCGTCCATGCGTTTCTCACTTTCGTTTGCGTCAGTCATTGTTACGGATACAACCCCGGACGGGTTGCGCGCTTTGTCCCACACACCTTGTTCACAAATCGCAAGATGATCAAGTAAGTCCGGTTTTCCCTCAACCAAAACCTTGTCGCCATTCTCAAGTTTAATAGTTTTGTTATTTTTATTATTCTTGAACACTACCGTCGGTGACGTGGAGACTTGCTCGTTCTCCATGATCGTCTTGGCGGTGTCATCATAGATTTTCGCGATACCCCACACTTCGCCATTCGAAATGTATGGGAGGATGATTGTCCCCACCACGCGGTCCGCGTATTCGTCCGACGTGAGACTATTAGTTTCGGGATGCTCCCATACGATCGTAAGCCCTACGCACCTTTCAACGAAATCGTCCGTCAAGAAAATCTCAGGACGGCGATATACGTACTCGTCAAGCCCCATGCGGTAGGCAACGCCCGTTCCAGTTATCCGAACCGCGAACATGGCAATGTTGAAGTAATATTGCGGACTGGTAAGATCACCGCGCACGATCGCTTTCGCGATCTGCAATTCGTCCATCGTCAGTTTGTCGAGCGCCACCTTGCACCCTGGGTGCAGCGGGCTAGGCCATTCGCCTATCGGTGCCCACATAAAACCTTGATGCTCGTCATTCAACGATGGGGAGAACGTGCCCTTCACGCGTTGCAGATATGTCGTGTAATCAACGTTGTCCTTCTTGCGTCGCGCGAAGATGGCACGCTCGCCATCCGGGCACGTTCCGAGTTCTTCGCGGCACTCTCGGATTGCCGCTTCCTCGGGGGTTTCGCCATCCTCGATCTTACCGCCCGGTATCGACCATTCACCTTCATGGTCACCGTTCGCACTGCGTTGTACGAGTAGAACCTTGTCGCCCGCGATAAACAGAATACCAGCGGCGCGGATCATTGCTGTTGCATCATGGCGTTAGCCTGATCCTCCGCTTCGCGCCCTTTTTGCGTGAGCATCGCGGGCGGAAGATCTTCCAGATGGTAAATATATTCGTAAAAACAACGACAAAAAGGCTCTTCGGCGGGCTGCGTTATTTCGTCCGTATAGCCCGCGCCCTTATTGATGTAGCCCGCTTTGTGCGCCCAAGAGTCGCGGATCGCGTAGACCTTAGCGTCACGCTCCTTGTGATCCTCACGATAATTATAGTTTCGTTGCCGCCAATTACTAACCCATCGCGCGGCGATCGCACCGCCGTCTTCCGCGAGAATCTGGTTAAGCGACGCGGTAAACTTGTGCCCCTGGTCAATGATGACACGACGTTCAACGAACGGGAGTTGTTTCAGCGATTTGACGACGTTAGCCTTTTCGTCGTTTTTATCGACAACCTTTGATCCGCCTTTCGGGATCGAAGTGGACCAGCCCTCGAACCTGCGTAACGTGTCCTCAATCGCTTTTTCGCGATTAAGTTTGATCAGATTGGCACTCGCGAGAATGCGCTTATCGAGTTCCGCGCGCAAAGACGGTTTGACTTGCGCCAGCGTGAACTTGTTCATTCCGGGGTGCTGTTTTAAGATCAACCCTCTGTTGATCAGCCGATTATACGCGCCGCGTAGGAACCCGCCCAACTTAGCTTGCACTGTCGCAGAATTGACCATCTCCGCTGTCGCCGCTTGGCGAATAGCCTCAACCCATTTGCGCACACGCGCAACGTTATCGAAACCGTGCTTGGCGATATCGTTAACGGCTGCGGTGACGACCTGAAAAAACGTGAGTTTTTTGGGCATCGCCTAACCGGGCTTAGTTTCGCGCGCCTTGCGCAAAGCCTCTTTCAATTCTTCATTTTTCTTTTGCTTTTCCGGCGGCAAGTGGTTTTCAATTTTCACATCCTTGCCGAAAAACCGAAGTTCCTCCGGCCCCTGAATGGCGAACCTTTCCGTATTGTCAGGCATCGAGGCGTTCTCCCAAATAGGTTACGTGGATGACATGCATGGATTTACCGCCGCTTTTACTTTCGTTATCGATCCTATCGATGCGCCACATGGATTTGGGATGCAAAATAATTTCGCGTTCGAAACTAGTTTGATCATACGTGATAAACCCTTTTGTTCCGGCGGGGACAGTGAATTTCATCAAGCACGAACCGCTATTACTGGTGCCCGCGAAACTACGCGAAACGTCTTCGTCACGTGATATGGACGCAAAGTTAGGATGCTCAAAGATCCGACCAATGGATTCTTGCGGATCGTCAAACCCTGTTAACGTTTTCAGATTGCACCGCACGCCGCGAAATGCGGGGGTATCCGCCGGTAGCGGGTGCATTGATTCCGTGATGTGCTTAATTTTCTGCAACGTTTCTGTCGAACCGCCGCCATGCAAAAGTGCTTTGTTTATCGCGGAGTAGCCGCTAGTCTTGTAGCTTGTCAGCGCGTCATTTTGCTCCACCGTGGGCGGGAAATTCTTTTTCAGATAATTGTGATATTCTTGATACGCTTGGTCAACGGCGGGGGTAAGACCTTTGTCCGGGCTGTTGCCAAACGCCGCTGTTGCTTTTTCGTAAAACCCGCCCGGAACACTTTCGCTGCTGACCTTCAACCGCGCTTTGACTTTTTGACCCTTCGCGTCATATAGCGTGGATGTTTGATCGTAATCAAAATGGCCTTTAGTCGCAATGACATGTTTGACGGCATTTTCCACTGCCGGGCTTGGCGCGCTGGGCTTTGTTGCCGCCGCTCCAAGATCCTGTTTAACTTTTTCCAAATACGCGTTTGTCGATTTTTGCCCCATGCCCGCCGGGTTGGGAATCGGGTCAACCGCTTTGATCTTATCGAGATTTCCGGTTTCTTCCGCGTATTTAACCGCCTCCGCGATTTGATCGTGCTTTTCGATCACCGCCGGTTTCAGCGCATCAGATATTTTATCGAAATGGGATTTAATCGTCTCTAATTCCTGTTTCGTCGCATCGCTTAGTTTTGGCTTTGCGACTGGCGCCGGTGACACTTTCAACGTGCTCGTGGCCGAACCTTTTTTGATTTCCGCGTGATCACCTGGAAGCAAAGCTAAGATTTTCTTCGCGTACTCCTGATCTTCCGGCGTTACACCAAACTTGCCTTGCGCGAACGCTTCGAATTGCGATATTTTAGTATCGACGCTTACGTTTTTAGATTCAAAAAAACTTTTGAACGTTTCTTGATACGCGTTAACAGGTTTCGGCAATCCTTGCTTCAGCGTAAGCTGCACTGCAAGTTTTTTAGCGTGTTCTTGGTCTTCTGCTGTAACCGATGTATCCTCAGCGTATTGCTGCAAAATCTGCGCGGTATTTTGTTCTTCGCCCGGCCACATGTCCTTGACGAGATCATTAAAATACGCCTGCGTTCCATTTTTCGCAACGGGGTAGTCGATATCTTTTGGGCTTTGCACGACGGGCGTGGGCTCGGGCGTGGGCTCGGGCGCCTCGGAAATCGGCTCTACAACTGCTTCGTTCGCCAACCCCGCCTTAGCCAAAATATCATCGCGGCGCGCAATCAGCGTTTCCGCCAATTTGGCTTTTGCCGCGTCGTCGCCCGGACCGTTGGCCGCAACCAGCGCCTTGATATCCTCGTCCGATATCGCTTCAAGTTTTTTCGCGGAATTTTCCAATTCCTCGGCAGTCATCCCGCCGTAAACCGACGCTGCTTCCTTGTTCACGGAGGCCGTACGCATCGAAGTCCATTCTTGCGCTTCCGGACCCCAACCCGTTTTCGCTTCGCCTTGCGCGCGGTAGAGCATCGCGCCGCCAACGTCCATGGTGACGGCTTTCCCGTCAGGCGTCATCGCGGCGTTATCGTAATCAAGACCGATTGCATCCCAGTTCGCGAGCCATGCGTGCACGGCGAAATTTTGGCGTTCCGCCGCCAGGGCTTCCGCGTTATTGAGGTCGATAGATTTTAGCGACGAGTCCCAGTCCGTGACTGTGCCGAGTTTTCCATCATTGCGTTCGAGCAAATCGTATTTCACAACGCCCGCGCCCGCCAATTCGTACAACTTGGCCGCGCAGACCTCGTTTTTCGCGTGATCGTCCGACTTGGACAATTTCACGTATTTTTTATTTCCCTGGCCGTCCTCGGCTTGATAACCCGGATTGCTGCCGAGCTGTTTTCCAATCTTAGTCAGACTTGACTCCGCAACCCCCTTGCTTGGCGCTTTGGCCTCCGACGCCGGCACGTCGCCGCTCTCCGCTTCGACCGGGGTAGGCTCATCCGATGCCGGCGCCTTGGAGGGTGCTTCAGGCACCGCCGCCGATGGGGAAGGGGTTTCCGGCGTTTCAATTTCTTGCGGTTTTTCGGGTTCCGCGATCAGCGCGGCGCCCATGTTGTCAATCAAACCTTGCTTGTACGCTTCGATCGAAGCGTACGCTTTTCCGTCAATTTTTATTTCCGATAACGCATCAATCGGATCGGGCTTCGTGAGTGCCGCGTTGATTTCCGCGATTTTCGCTTTCGCGATCTGCTGTTGATACTTGTAATCCCACGACGCCGGATCAGGCATCGTGTTTATTACATCTTGCGGAACACCTAGTTTTTTCGCCGGGTGCAGCTCTTTCAGCAACGATTGCTGATAGGCATACAACTCGCTTTGCGTGGACGCTTTCAATTCGATTTCAGAAAGCGCCGCATAAGGATCCGCGGCCTCTAGCGCGTCATCGATAAGCGATAGCTTTTCCGCGACCTCTTTCTTCTTGTAATCGTGTTTGAAATCTTGCGGATCGGGCCGCAACGCCAAGGACTCAGCGCCGATGCCCTTAGCAACCGAAGGATGGTTTTCCATCGCAACGGCATGGAGATAATCCGCAAGTTCCTTGTTCGTCGCGACCTTAACCGAAACTTTTTTAAGTTCCTTGTACGGCTGCTCCGACGCCAAAGCCGCATCGATCTGCTTTAGCTTTTCGGCGGTATATTCTTGTTTCGGTTTGTTGCCTTTGAATTGCGCCGGATCGGGCTTTAACGAAGCCGCGCCACCCCCACCCGCACCACTCGCGAATTTACCGTCAGGCGCACGGGGATGCTTGCTTTCGTCCCATGCGGAATCGCCGTATGCGATTTCAGCAACTTCAAAGTTTGTAGTTGCTGTGCGGCGCGCAAGCTTTTCCTCGATGCGCGAAAGGATGTCGTCCAGCATCAGTTAAGCGACTTCTGTTCGACTTTGCCCTTCGCTTCTTTGGGCTTGGGTTTAGGCTTCGGTGGCGTTTTGATGCCAGTGGGAACCGGCATATTTGCTTCATCGTCGCCGGGCATTCCGCCCATCATATTTTGCTGTTCGCCCATCTCTTGCTGTTTCGTAAAAAAGTCTTCGAGCGTTGCATCATTGATCACCAAATCCGCGACGAACAGCATTTCGTTTTCGTTAAGATTATCCGCCGCCCATTGAATCAATCGAACCTTGTTCTCCGGATCGAGATTCGGCAACAAGACTTCAAGAATTTGCACCGTAGCCTTTAGGCGCGTTTCATCGACTTTGATTTTTTCGCTGTCCGGCTCTGTGAGCAAAGACGGCCAAACAGCAGAAAACCCGGACTGCCACTCGAAAAACGCCGTTTTGTAATTTTTACGGCCATATTCCGCTTTGTATTCTTCTTTGACCGTTTCGTAAAAATCCTCGTTCCACGCGCGGCGCATGGCGATATTTTCAAGAAACTTATACGCCGGTTCCATGTCCTTGCGAAAGCCGTCAATCCAATGCGCGATATTGCGCGCATCCTCTTGCCCCTCGCCGAACCCTTCGACGAACGCTTCGTTGCTGAGTAGCTTCGCGGGCATGTCGGCAGCGGTCGCGGTATTCTTAATGATGTTGTCGCGCGCCATGGAGGAAGCGCCGTCAATGTTTTGGAGATTTAGCGACTCAATTTCTTCTTCGGTACTAATCGACAACACGTTGTAGTTTCGCGCGCCTTGCAACAAGGTGCGTTTCAACCCGGCAAACCCCGCCATGATGCGGTCAAGGATTGACCCCGGCTGTTTGATTTTCGCTATCAGCACACCGGCTTTTTGCGAAATCATATCGTCCGTCAGCATCGTTTGGATGAACGATTTTAACGGAAATAACGCGCGCTGATAAACGCTTCGCCCGACATAGCCATACGCGGATGACGAATAGGCGATATACACGGGCTTTTCGTTCATCATGCTGAATGAACGCGTCGCGTGGTAGCTTTGACCGTTCGCCGTGACCGCAACGGGTTTTTGAAAATCCGGTGCGTTGGGATCCTGATTCAACACAAGCGAGCCGCTCGTATTCAGCGGATCGAGCGTGTTGAAATAGATTTCGCCTTTCGTGATTTCCGCTTCCGACAATGGGCGATCCGTGGGGACGCCGAAAATGCCATAAACGATCGTGGCCACGCCATAGATGCGCGAGAGGCGAACGACGTTGGTTATGGCCTCATCGCATCCGAGGGCTTCCCACTCTTTCAAAAACGCTTTGACCACGCTTTCCGGCGCGTTGGGCACGGAAATCTGCCGATTTTGCGACATCGCCAGTTTGACCGGCGTATCCACCATCTTCGCACCCAAAGGATGATAAAGATAGATCGTTTTGCATATTTCATAACTAGCGGACGAGCCCGGCTGGATTCCCTCGCACATAAGCAGGGATTCCAACTCCGTGCCAAGCATGCCGCTTGACACGCCGATCGACCCATTCGACTGCGTTTGCCCCGTGCTGAACGCGCCGCTCATCGATCAAAACCCATGTGTATCCCCCAGGGCGATCGAAATTCCGTAAGTGAAACAATCCAGCAAATCATCGGTGATATTATCAACGCCGACATGAAAACCGCACACCTGCCCGATTAAATGATTGCGGTGCGTGCCCTTGTAATCCATTGTTTTATCGTAAGCGGTTTGCGTAAGCCCCACCATCTTGCGATACACGTAGCCCGAAACGCTGATAGCGCGTTCATCCTTACCCACACTCGCCAACTTGGAATCAATGGCTTGCGCCGGCCATCCGCGCCGCTTTGCCTGCTGGATCAGAATAGACCCCGCGTTCTGATCCTCGATGTACGCGCCAAGCGATCCGTTACGGCATTGATGCAGTTTGGCCAAATGCTCAAGATTCTGAAACACCGTGGGAAGCCATGTTTCCAGCAACGCGCCCTCAATCTGCACAATATCGTAATCAAGAATCAAGAGCGGCCTGCCGAGCACGCGGTTGTACAGGCAATAAATAACCGCCGTTCCATCATTGTGCTTGCCAGTTTTGACCGCCGTATCAATGATCGCGAACACCGCGTCACTGCGCGCGGGCGGAATGCATGGCTGTCCGTTTTCCAGCAGCGAATCGAGGCTAAAGAACGCGTCGCCAGACCAGTCAACAAATTCCGCTAGAAATTCCTGTTTGTAAACGAGAGGCGGATAGTCGGTTTCGAGTTTTTTCAATTCCTCTTGCGAGAGAAAAGGATTGTCGTGCGTGGGTGCTTTGAAAACCTTGAAGTTGTATTTCGGATCGTTGCAGATTTTGTAGAAAAAATTGTCGGGGTTGGCACCGTTCGGCGTGGAAGTCACGAGTGCGGTGCCACCGTAATCAACCAGAGTGGGGCGAATAGCTCGCTCCCATATGTCAATGACGTTGTTTTTCCCGAACGCCGCTTCGTCGATGATGACTTTGTGGTATTTCCGGGATCGACCCGCGCGCTCATTTTCGAGCGTCCAGAAATCCACACGCCCGCCGGTTTTGGTTCGGAACACCCCCGCCGTCATCGAAGATTGTTTTTTGATGGGCGCGAGCGTATCCGCGATTTCCCGAAAAAACTCTGTCGTGATTTTGTGCTCCGGAGCGAAAACGCCGATTAACTGGCCCTTCGCGGCTCCGTCCGCTGCAATGGTCGCGTCTAGGAGCGTATTGTGAGTGATAAAGCCCTCAGCAATGAAATTGTGGTTATCTTCGATCGTTAAATCGAAAGTCTCTATTTCCCCACCATTTTCAACACCGATTACTTCTTCCCAAGCCACGTCACCGCCGACAAGCGAATCAAAATAATCATCAAGATATGCGGCAAGTTGTCGATATCGCTTTTCCGATACGCGCGACGGTGTTTGTTTCCGCCAACTCCGCAAAATGTCTTTTAGTTCTCGCGGCAAATCAAATGGAACAACAGAACTTGAACGCGCGTCGCCCCGCGAATCGGGCGTATATTTCAAGTGATTGCACGCTTGTTCGTAAGATATCGGCAAATACGTGTTACACGTTCCGCCAGACTCCAACGCGGATTTTAGTGCGCCAGCGACTTTATCTTCTTTACTAAGCGCGCCCACCTCAAGGCAAAATTTAGCTAACGAAACAGATTCACAAACTATGTAGGACCAACTTTGAAACGGTTCTCCGCTTTTCCCGTTGGCCGCGTGGATCTTGTGATAGATTTGTCCACGAATGCCAAATTTCAAAAACAATTCTGAGAGTTGGCGAACCATGCCTTCGTTAGCAAGGCCAATTTCCATAGACCAGAGAGTTTTGCATTTCTGCGTAACAGTGCCATCGCAAGCAACAAATAGATTTAGAAACCTTGCGAGTTGCTGGCGAGGAAGCGTATAGACCCAACTCGGAATAAACTTTGTTTTGCTGTCTCTTTCGTAAAGACCATCCGCGTCTAGCAGTTTACGAAGGCCATTTTCAGGAGTTTTCTGCCCCGTGCCTAAACCAAAGGTAACGCGCCACGTGACGCCTTCGTTGCCATCTGCAGTGATTACCTTCATACCCCAAAACGTTGCTGCGTTTCGGATACAATCCATAATCGCCGGCGTCGTATTTGATATTAAGCTTCCCCGCCCCTCGGCAAGCCAAATAGCCATAAAATCAACTTCATGGCCTGGGCGCGAAAATTCTCCAAATCGGGGCAAAGCTTTTGGGACACCGACAAGATCACGCTCCCGTATATCGCCCGCTTCCATCCACGAGTTGTTAACGAGGATAGGGTGATTAGGCGTGCAGCGTATTTTGCGTGACGCAGTTTTAACTATTACGGTATCGCGTTTTCCATTCGCGATAACGTGAAGGATCGGCTTTTCTTCGATCGCGTAAGTTTCCTCGTTTAGCGTCGGAACCAGATCACCAACGCTGAGATCCGTGATTTTTTTCCAAGTGCCATCGGACAGCGCAATACGCGTATCCGGGCTTAAGCATTTTCCGTATCTGCGCCCGCAACACAACGCCACGTTCTGGTGCGCGCGGATTTGTGCCCACGCCTGGACTTGCCCGGCATGGAGCGTGGGGAGGCGGATTTCAGGCAAACTTTTTTCCGTTTCCCTGAAAATAGGTGTTGACAGGATCGGGCGATCGGGCTAAGTTCTGGTCATCGAAACGCAGCAAGGGACGACGAAGATGAACACCACGGTAATCGAAGTGCAAGGCGGCAAGTTCCCCGGCGGCATCGTGCTGCGCCACTCAGACACGGAATACGGCCCGATCGTGAACACGCCGACCAAGGCGAACAAATGGGCCGTCAAGAAACTGCCGATCCGCGCCACGCTGCGGGAAGCGGAACAGGCCGTTCGCGACGCGTGCCGGGCTTAGCCCGGCATCCCGCCGAACACCACGCAAGAAAGCCCCTCCGCGCGCGCCTCACGCCACACCCGGCGCCTGAAACCCTGCTCATCCTCGCCGTCGTCCCGGCGCCACGCGCGCGCCCCTGAGACGGCTTGCGCGATGCGCTCAGCGCCGGGAAGCCCACCGCGAATGGTGACCTCATAGTCGGATGTGACGACGTGCCGCGCTGCTTCGAGTGCCGCGATCCGCTTACGAAGGGCGAGAGACGACATTTTTTAGGATTCTTAAAAATAGGTATTTACAAGATCGAGCAATCGGGCTAAGTTCTGGCTCATCGAGACGCGGCAGACGGAGAAAGCAAATGACCGGCATCACGCAAATTGCCTACGCCGAAGCCTACGAAATCAAAGCGTCGCACGGCGGCGAGTTTCGTGGCGTCGCGAAAAACAAACTAACCGGGGAAATTTTTAGGAGCGCAGCATTCGACACTCTTTCCGCCGCGCGCTACGCCGTCGAAAACCATGTCGTCAACGTGTGGATCACGGGGGATCGGGACTACTCGCGCGGCACCTACCGCAACCCCCGCAACTCGTGGAAGTGCAACTTTTTCATCCGCGCCGATGAAGCCGCTGAGCGCGTCAAGGATTCCATTTACGGGTAGTCCAGCAACTCCAAAGTTTGGAGTCGCATGTTTTATTACATTCGCTGCGGCGTATGGCCGATTTCAACTGGGGCAATAAAACCCTCAATCATCGGCGGGAGCCTGGACTCCAAAATTTCAACCCGGGCGCGGATATCGAAGCCCTTTGGATCGTCCGCCATCTGGCGCATACGGTCACGCGTGATCTGCATTTCCTTTTCGCGCCGCGTGTCGCGCGGGCGGTAGAACGGAAGCCGATCGAGAATACTAGCCTTCATGTTCCACGGCTCCGAGCGCGTCGCGCTCCAACTTTTCAAGTCGATTGATAATGTCAACGGTTTCGATAAATTTCACTTTTGCTTGAACCGCCGTTGTTAACTGCGCGCCTTCCTCGGCAGTCAACCTACCGTCCGACATTCCGAGAACGATTTCATCAAGCGCCACGCCCACGTCCTCCATGGTCTTGATGCGCGGCAGATCGATGAACACCGGGCGCCCACCAGCGCGAACAGGCCACATACGGGAAAGAAGAATTTCCTGTGCTTTGGTGTTGCCATTTTCCGCGTCGAGCACCGCGCGACGGATCACGCGCTTCGATGCTTCGTCCGCGATATCGTCCAACGCCGCATAGATCGGATTGCGCTTACCTTTGGGGCGACCCACCGGGTTTTTCGTTTCGCCCTTTTTGAAAGCGCCGGGCGTGCCTGCCCGTTTTGGTCTTCTATTCAAAACAGATTTTCTCAACTGTTAAAATTATGCGACAACTTCAAGGGGTTGGCGAGTAGAGACCGAGGCTTCAACGAGCCTACCAAGTATCTGCATGCCAACAATACTGCGATTCTTGTCGGATTTCACAATTTCACCAGTCAACCCTTCAACTATTTTTACAAACGCGCCTTGATCGGGGTGCTTATACCTAACAACTTGCGCGCGTTTGGGAAGTTTACTGTCAAGCAAGATAGAAACAAACGCGAGGTTCATCCGATCAATAATGTCGAAAAATGCTGACATTGCATCGTCCGATATTTCGGCAGGCGCTAGCTTATCGCCGACTTTCGAAATAAACCCCGTGACGTGCAACAATCCGGTTTCGAGATCCGCCGCCCGTAACGCCGTGCCCAAAGCGTCGGAATGGCCAGACCGCATGAACACGAAGCCCGGCAGCAAAACCACGCGCACCAAAGTTTTTCGATCCGCTTTCGTTCGATATTCCAGAGGAACTGACAAATCCGCGTCGTCGATACCCGCGCAAAGCAAAGCATTGGCGATATCGCGCCGCGCGTCGCACTCCGTGCCTCGATTAACCGTGAGAACCAGCCAATTAGACATAGCTTCGCCGGTCAGGGGGTTCCGCGTTATCGGCGATAACAACGGTTTGGCGTCCCTACGCGATCATGGCCGTGAGTGTCAAGAGAAAAATTCGGAATTACGAAAATAATTTCGAGATTACGACGCGCTTTCCGGAATTACGACGCAACGCCATATGACAATAACAACCATAGTGCCATATGGCAATACGACAACATGGTAATGCCGTAGGCAAAGAAAAACCCCCGGCGCGAGGGAGCGCGCCGGGGGCACTGGCAAGAAACTTCTAATCGACGCAGGATAACGCACTACGCGGCCAAGCCCCCACGACAGGCGCCCGCTGCACCTTGGTTACGGCCCGTGGCGTTTCCGCCCCGCCGCCACCAACAAACCCCCGCGCGCAAGGGGCGGCATACGCGCGGGGGTTTTACCCAGGCCCTGTACGCCCGAGGGCCGCGCGAAACGCCGCTTGACAAGCGGCGCCTAAGCGCGAAGATCGCAGCATAACGCACCGAGCACGAAAGTCAAGCCCCCGCGCGCGATGGGGGAAAGAAAAATCCGGCGGAACAGCACAGATGCCCCCAAAACGTGTACTCTATCACTTTAGGAAATATCGATAATCCATATATATATAATATATTATTATATTACTATTTTTTCTTTTTCTCCCCTACCCCATAGTTAGTCTGTTCCATCTGTTCCATCTGTTCCGCGCGAACCCCGCTTGACCGGCAATCTTAAACCGGGATAAGCTATTTTTTATATATTTTTGGGAGACGTGGTGTGGCGGGTGCGGTTCCGAAATATGCTGTGCTGCTCAACAGTCTTGACGATTTGCTTTCCGAGATTCCCGCCAAGGCGCGGAGTTCGGAGCGCTTTCAGGCGAAGCTGAAAGCGTTCAAGGCTCTTATTTTGGTGCCCGCTGCCGGCGGACGTCCGCCGCTATCCGCGTCCGAAATCGCGGCGCTTCCGCTCAACCCGCGCGCCGAAAGCGAAGTGTTTTTGCTCGATGATCGCGAGGGGAATCTCTACCATTTGGTCGGGTGGTCCGCCCTTCTGGGCTACTTCGGGCTCAAGAAACCATACGTTCAAGTTCTCGTGAGCAAGGGGCGCGGCAGTTTCGTCCGCCGAAAGGGGAGTGTCGTATATAAGGTGTCGCGCCTCGGTGTTCCCGAGGATCCCGGGTTTCTGCGCCTTCCTCCGCCGCCCTGGGCGCCAGGATCACGGGAATATATCGAGGGGCAGCGCGTCGCGGCGCTACGCGCGGAGGCCGACGCGAAGACGGTCAAAAAACTCGTCAAGCCCCACGGCGCGACGAACGGGACGGCGCCGCCCTACGTCGCGGAACTACGTCTAGAGGCCGCGAAGCGCGGCAGGTAGACCATGCCCGCGAAGCCGAAAACAACGGCGCTAGAGCTGGCACGCCGAAAACTCGAAGAAAGTCAAATCACGATCGCGCAAGCCAAGGCATTGGCGATGGAGGTGTTGGACGCGACCGAAACGAGGATGCTGGGTGCGACGTTTAATGCCACCCCATCCATCAAGATCAATTACGTCGATCCGCGCACTCAGGCACTTATGCGCGCGCGTCCGAATTGGCCCGCGTTTTTTCGCGCACGTTACCTTTACCCCGAGGGGGCGCAGCCTCCCCCGGGGCAAGACAAGTTGCAGCGTTATGCACAGGAGTCGGGCACGGGGACGTGCGCGTACTTCCCAAACGTTATGGACTGGCCCGAAATTTTCAAGGATTCCGGTCGTTGCGTTTACATCACGGAGGGCGAGTTCAAAGCGGCCAAGGCGTGTCTTGAAGGTCTGCCCACCATTGGCCTGGGCGGTGCGTGGATGTTCAAATCCCCGCAGATCGGCGCTGATTTCTTGCCGGAACTTAAAGCAATCAACTGGATCAAACGCCGCGTGGTGCTGGTTTATGATTCCGATGTTCGCGAAAATCCCGATGTGGCGCACGCACTGCGCGCCCTATCGGAATTGTTAATGAACCATGGCGCGTTGGTCCATTACGGGGCATTACCTGACATTTTGGGTCCGGGAAAAAAGGTCGGGCTGGATGACTACCTCGCCCATCGAACGCTGGACGAATTCCTACGCGTCGTCGACGCGACCGCTCCCCATATCACGCTTGGCAAGGTGTTGTTTGATTACAACGAAAGATTTTGCGTTATCCGGTCCCCCGGCATTGTCATAGACACGGAACTTGTGGACAGCAATCTTACGAAGTACGCCTTGGATAAATTCGTGAAGCTAGAATGCAATAAATCATATACGGAAACGATAGTAGCTGACAACGGAAATCTCGTGACGCGCGCGGTTCCGGCGGGTGGTGCTTGGTTGTCGTGGCCATGGCGCAGGGAGTATGGCCGTTTGGTGTACGCGCCCGGCAGGCCGCGCTATATTCAGAATTGTTCGCCAGCCAACACCGCCTACAACACGTGGCGCGGGTGGGGGGTAGGGGAACCTTTCGAGAGAATGGGGGAAAAGCCAAAAAATTATAATGTCAAGCCGTTCTATAATCTGTTCAACCACGTTTTTTCCGCTACCGACGCCGAACAAAAAACCTGGCTGCTACAGTGGTTCGCGTACCCCATTCAAAACCCGGGGCAGAAAATGCACACGTCTCTTGTGCTCGTGGGCAGCGTGCATGGCACGGGGAAATCACTACTTGGCGAGATGATCGGTAAAATTTACGGGGTGAATTATCAACTTTTGGAAAAGCGGCATTTGCACAGCGATTTCAACGGCTGGGCCGAGAGTTGTCAATTCGCGTATGGCGATGAAATCACCGGATCAGACAAAAAAGAGGAAGCGGACCGCCTCAAGATATTAGTAACACAACGCACTGTTACAATAAATCAAAAACACGTTCCTACGTATGTCATGGACGCCTGCACGAATTTTTATTTTTCCTCAAATCGTGCTGATGCGTTCATGGTGGACAACACGGATCGGCGCTATGCGATTTTCGAAACGCCGCGAGTAAAGCTGACGAAGGAGCAGTATGACGCCATTGGCGCGTGGAAGGATGGCGATGGTGCGTTATCCCTGCGTTGGCACTTTGAGAACGAAATAGACCTGAAGGATTTCGTCCCCCATGCCCCGGCGCCGATGACGGGCGCCAAGCGGCGAATGATGCTGTCGTCGCAATCCGACCTCACCACATGGGTGACGGATTTATTCGAGGATCCCGATAGCGGCTTGGTGGATCGTGGCATTCGATGCGTGGGGGATTTGTACACGACGGAGAGACTGATACACCTGTTTTCAAATGGCCAGCCCACGCGCGTGAATGCGCGGTTGATGGCAGCCGAGTTGAACACGGCGGGATTTTCCCGTGTATGTAACGACAACCTTATTGCAACAGCAGAAGGGAAGAAAAGGTACTGGGCAATTCGTAATCGCGACAAATGGGCAAAGGCGACAACGGTGCAGGTGCGCGAGCATATCGGGGATTTGGAAAAGAATTTCAACAAGCCCCCCAACTGGGGGGCGTTGCCCGAGAAGCTGCGCGCGCGGATTTATGAATTAATAGAAAAGGAGGCATCGAAAGGTTGATTTTTGTCGGCAAGAACAACGCAATGATATTCAGAAAGGTTGTAAAATGATAGACGAATGGCCAGATTGCCCGCGCTGCAAGTCGGAGCGGTATTACCCCACGGGGCGCTGTATGAACGACAAATGCTACGATAATTTAACACCCTTGCAAAAGGTGTTCGCGCAAGTGTGGTTGGCGTACATCAATGATATGCGCTTGGACGGAGAGGAAACGGGCGAGATTCTGAGGGAGGCCGGCATGGCGGAAATGCGCGTTGTAACCGAAGAAGAAGCAGAGGTGTGGGGGTGGACAGTCGGGTCGGTGGCGCTTCTCCCCACCGCCGAAGGCGCGGATATCTTAAAGAGGGTGCCATGAGTGAAAATTTGGTCGGGGCGCTCGTGCGCGAGATTGCACGGGTGTCTGAGATTCGCGGGCTAACGCGCGGGCAAGCCGTGTACTTTGCAAGCGCGGGAAATCCAAGCGCCACTTTTACGCCCATGCTCGCGATGATAAAAATCGAAATAGAAACGGCGATTTCCGCCGTGGAGTCGGGGAATATCGAAGATATGCGACAATCGCTTGAAGCGTTGAAGGGCTACGAACAATGAGCGACGCATTCGAATGGCGCGAGGATGAATCGGAATCCGATCGTCGCGCGCGGGAGGCCGCCGATCGCGCAGCCCGGTCGCGTGCGGGGGAAAACACCATGAGTAAAAGACCAGCAAATAGCACGGATCCCGACGTGGTAGCGACGTTCATAATTGAGTCCGTCGAAATCAAACCGCATGACGGCGAATATGGTCAATATTGTTTTAACTACAAAGGCAGACAAGTGTCACATTTCTGCGCGATCAATCCCGGAAACATCGTCTTTTCCTTGGTCCGACCGCTGGGAGGGGATATGAAGCAAATGGGCGACGTTGTTTTTGAGTTGCGCATGAAAATAAAGGAACAAACACCATGAACCTCGCGCAAGCCCTGGCAACTGAGATCGCGCGCGTAGCTAAGTCGCGTGGTCGCAACGCCGCCTATTCGCACAGCATAGGCAGGGCGGCGGAAAAATCATACGAGGAAAAAATCAAAAATCTTCAAGACGAATTGGTGGCGTCCGAAAAAGAAAAAAGAGAATACGCGACAGCACTAGCGCGGATCGGCGCGCAAATAGACGAATTATACAGACTCGTCATGGGGAAAGACTATGAAGCAAATACGTGAACCCGGGTTTTATTGGATTTCCGTGTCAGGCAGCGAGCCGCAAATAGGGGAATTGCGGGAGTCTGGTATTGTTTGGATAACCGACAGCCCGGAAGATTTTGACGAAGATGAGATTAGTTTCCTCTCCACGCTCCTGATTCCGCCAGCGACTCCAAAATTTGAATCCGCTGAAAACTTAAAAATACCTGTTGACAAGGAATTCGGCGCGGGGTAGGGTTCCTGTGTCGAATGGAACAAGGGGCTAAGAACATGAGCGAACGGTTGGAAACGCGGGCTTTCTCGGCCGATTTAAGCGGCGTTGTGGAGAACCTGATTCCCCGGCATTGCCGAAGCGTTCGCATGGACCACCAGGACGATGGCACGTGTACGCTCACGGCGCACCGGTCCGAGATCGAGGCCGCGCGGAAGGCGGTGCGGATCGCGAAAATTTTCAAAAATACCTACACCGGTTCGGTTTCCGAAAAGCGGGAGTTCTAACCCGACCGGTCGGGGGTTCGAGTCCCTCAGGGCGCACCACACACACACACACACACACACACACACACACACACACACACACACACACACACACAC